TGCAGCTGCAGGTCCACGACGAGATCAACGGGACGGTCGCTGACCGGGCCGAGGCCGAGCGGATGGCCCGGATCATGTGCGAGTGTGTCCGGATGGAGCTGCCGTCCAAGGTGGACGTGGAGGTGGGCGTNAGCTGGGGAGAGGCGAGATGAGTGAGACNATCNCCACCCAGGCAGTGCGAGAGATGGCGGAGGTACTTGCCTCTTGGAGCAGCTTCGTCTCGTCAGGGTATGAATGCCCGGCCGCCGGAACTGCGATGCACGCGGCGCACGTCATGCTCCTCGCCCTCGTCGAGGAAAGGGANAGGCTGGCGGCGGGACTGGATCATCAGNTTGTCGAGCGAGCNGCCCTCGCCGCCCGCGCCGAAGCGGCGGAGGCGGCACTGCGCGACGCGCAGAAGAGATTGCGCGGTGCCGGGATGTTGGGTGGTGACGACGACCCTGTAAATGCCGCCCTGAAGGAGGGAGGACAAGAGCAATGAGGTTGGATGATCGCCAGCTGGCCATCCTATTGGACAGCGTCGAGCGCTTCCGCGTGGCGATGCAGGTCCGTAAGATACGGGCCGAGGCCGGGGCGGCTCCCGACGATGTCGATGTCTGGACTGCCATCAAGAACATGATATACGACGCCCAGATCGCGATTGAGGACATCGACGAGCGCGGTCAGGTCGTGGCACAACGGTGGCCGAGAGTTTGAGAGCGGGCTGAAAGGAGGACAGGGTCAATGGTTGGAAAGCCGAGGAAGGCGGTGGATCCAAGATACGGGGGCAAGGGCCGGCCGCCCCGGACGCCGAAGATCACGGCGGATGATCTGGCCTCCCTCCGCCTTGCCTTTGACGCAGCCTCGCGGTCGCAGGACCCGTCCACCCGCGTCGGCGTGGCGCTCCCCGTACAGATGTCGCGGGGGCCGGTCACGATCACCGAGTGCAACGACCTGCCGCCCAACACGCCGCTGGGCGTCTGGAACGACCGCGAGGAGAAGTACAAGGCTGTCGTCCACGCCGAGATGGCGGCGCTCCTTCGGGCCGGCCATCTGGCCAGGGGCGCCACGCTCTACTCGTCCATGGCGCCNTGCATGGAGTGCGCCAAGCACATCGCCTTCGCGGGCATCCGGCGCGTGGTGGCGGTGCTGCCGCCGCCGTCAAAGGAGCGCTGGCGAGACGAGGCGCTGCGGGCAGCATCGTACATGCGCAACTGGTGGCGCATCCAGGTTGACCTGATTGACGAGGACTGGAGCCATGAGCGAGAGTCAAATGTGGGACACCCTGCGACCGATCCTGGTCAGGGCGGGGATGGACCCGGTGAGGGTGGAGAATGACGCCATGGCCGGCACGCCCGACGTGAACATCACGACGGGCTGGATTGAGCTCAAGGCGCTCCCGGACTGGCCGAGCCGGCCGGGGACGCCCGTGCGCATCCCGCACTTCACCCCGCACCAGAGGCTCTGGCTGATGCGGAGGTGGCGGGCGAATTACAGCGCGTGGCTCCTGCTGCGCGTCCGACGGGAGTGGCTTCTGTTCGACGGCTTCACCGCATGGCAGCGCGTCGGCTTCGTGCCGCGCGCGACGCTATGCGAGATCGCCGCGCTGTGGACGAACAATATTGCTGAGGACTGGCTAGTTGCCTGGCTGAGCGGAGACGCCACCCGGCTGCCGCCCGACCAACAGTTGCGGTTGAGCCAGCTCCGCAAGATGGGGAGAGATTGAGGTGAGGGGAGAGACTGACAAGGCCATCGAGTTCCTGCGCGCGTGGGCCCCCCAGGGCCCGTGGGTGCTCACCGCGATCAAGCCGGATCAGGGCGGCACGGTGACCGCAACCTTCGATCCGTCCTGCGAGGATCGGGCGCGGGCGTGGATCGACGCGCGCAATGGCGTTGAGAACATCTACTTCACGGTCAACAAGGTCCTCAAGCCCTTGTCCAGCAAGGCCAAGAAGACCGACATTGCCGAGATGGTGTGCCTCCACGTTGACGTGGACCCTCGGGTCGGCGAGGACCTGGATCTGGAGCGTGAGCGGGCGCTGCGCCTGCTGCGCAGCTATGATCCGCCGCCCACCTGGATCGTGGACAGTGGCGGCGGCTTCCAGGGCTTCTGGACGCTGGCCGAGGCCCAGACCGTCCGGGGCAACGAGGCGCGCTGGATTGAGCTGGAGGCGTACAACCAGCAGATCGCGGTGGCCCTCCAGGCCGACAAGTGCCACAACATCGACCGCATCATGCGGCTCCCCGGGACGGTTAACGTGCCCGACGAGCGCAAGCGCAGGAAGGGCCGCAGCGCCGCGCTCGCCCGTGTCGTCGAGCATCACCCTGACCGGGTGTATGACCTGAGCCGCTTCACCCCGGCGCCTCGCGTCCAGATGCCCGGCAGCATGGCCTCCGGTGTGAGCCCCGTCAAGATCAGCGGCAACCTGGGTCGCCTCAAGTCGGTGGACGACCTTCCCGATACCGTGTCGCAGCGCACCAAGATGCTCATCGTCCAGGGCGACGACCCGGACGACCCCACAAAATATCCCTCGCGCTCTGAGGCCCTTTGGGCGGTGGTATGCTCGCTGGTCCGCGCCGGCTGCGATGACGACACAATCGCGATGGTGCTNCTNGATCCAGACTTCGGCATCTCAGCGTCCGTGCTCGACAAGCCCAGGCCCGAGGAGTACGTGGCTCACACGATCCGCCGGGCGCGTGAGGACGCGATCAACCCCTGGCTCGCGAAGCTGAACGACAAGCACGCCGTCATCGAGGACATCGGCGGCAAGTGTCGGGTCATCAGCGAGGTTGAGGACGCCATGCTCAACCGGCCGCGCATCACGCGGCAGTCATTCGAGGACTTCCGCAACCGCTACATGCACATCCAGGTGGAGGTGGGAAAGGACAAGGACGGCAAGCCGATCAAGATGCCGCTCGGGAAGTGGTGGCTGTCCCAGCCCGCGCGGCGACAGTACCGCACAATTGTGTTCGCCCCGCGCCGCGAGGCGCCGGATGCCTACAACCTGTGGCGCGGCTTCGCCTGCGACGCGCGGCCGGGCGATTGCTCGCTCTACCTGAAGCACATCCACGACAATATCTGCTCAGGCAACGAGGAGNACTATGAGTACCTGCTGAACTGGATGGCGCGCGCGGTCCAGTTCCCGGATCGGCCGGGCGAGGTTGCCGTGGTGCTGCGCGGCCGGATGGGCACCGGCAAGTCGATGTTCGTTCGGACCTTCGGCCACCTGTGGGGCCGCCACTTCCTGCAGGTGAGCAACTCAAAGCACCTCGTCGGCGCCTTCAACGCTCACCTGCGTGACTGCGTGATCCTGTTCGGTGACGAGGCGTTCTATGCCGGCGACAAGCAGCACGAGAGCATCCTGAAGACGCTGGTCACCGAGGACACCCTCATCGTCGAGGGCAAGGGCGTGGACGCCGAGACGGCGCCCAACTTCCTCCACATCATCCTCGCGTCGAACAGCCAGTGGGTTGTCCCGGCCGGCGGTGACGAGCGCCGTTTCTTCGTCCTGGACGTGGGCGACGGCGCAAAGCAGAACAACGCCTACTTCCGCGCGATCCGCGACCAGATGGAGAACGGCGGTTACGAGGCTCTGCTCCACCTGCTCCTGCGCCGCGATCTGTCCAACTTCGAGGTGCGCGCCTTCCCGCGCACGGCCGCTCTGAGTGAGCAGAAGCTGCTGAGCCTCAGCCCCGAGGAGGACTGGTGGCACGAGAAGCTGTCCACCGGTAACCTCCTGAACGCCGTCCGGGGCGGTGGCTGGCCACGGGAGGTGCTGAAGGAGGCGTTGCACGAGGATTACCTAGAGTACGCCCAGAAGATGCGGCTGTACAAGCCTCTCAGCCGGGTCGCCTTGGGCAAGTTCCTCGCCCGCATGATGCCCGCCCCCTATCCCAAGTCAGTCCAGAGGTGGACGAGCGTGACACAGATCATGGGCGACGGAAGCGAGCACCAGACGAGCACTCGACAATACTTCTATGAGCTCCCGAGCCTGGAGGTCTGTCGGGACTTCTGGGACAATAACTATGAGGGAACCAGCGAGTGGGACGTGCCCGAGGCCCACGACGATACGCCCTTCTGACAGGAATTAGCACTAACGGCCCGCGCNGTGGGGAGATAATATAGGGCGGGAAGGGAGAAAGCTATGAATCATGATCACGTTCCGGTTCGTCTGGTGGGCGAGGCTGCGGCCATCGCCCACCAGATCGACGAGACAAATGAATTCTTCAACGACGAGATCAACCGGCTGCTGACCACAGCCTCGATGCTGAAGTTGCAGCGCGACGCCAAGGTCCACGACCTGTTCAGGCAGCTGCGGGCCGCCTTGGGTCTGGATGATGAGAGCTACTGTCTTCTCGACACGCGCTACAAGTCGCTGGGCTACATGTTCGCGCTCATCTCGCCCCCTCCGCAAGAGGAGATGACGGACATGGCAAAGCTCTTCTCCCAACTGATGGACGGGAGGCTGAATTGATCAACAAGCTGTTTCCGCGCCGGCGCCCCGAGCCGGAGGCTCAGGAGCCACTGTCGCTCAAGGTGCGNCGCGTTGCGGCCTACCTCAGCTGGCTGCTGAGACGCACCCATGGCGCGTCCTACGCGGCGGTATCCCGGTCGGGCGCCACCGTGGTCATCCTGGACCGCGCCGATGACCCGATGGTCCACATCGCCGGGACCATCGACATGGTGGCCGAGTTCCACCGCGCCATGAACGCATACATCGCGCAGGAGCCCGGTTTCCCGGCGGATGATAATCTGCTCCACCAGCGCATCCGCCTCCTCCAGGAGGAGCTGAGCGAGCTCAGCGAGGCATTCGCCTCCCGAGACCTGGTCAAGGTGCTCGACGCGCTGACTGACCTCCAGTACGTGCTTGACGGGACGTACCTGACGCTGGGGCTCCACCGGATCAAGGACGCGGCCTTTGAGGAGGTGCACGCGTCGAACATGACCAAGGAGCGCCTGGCCGACGGCAAGGGTGCGTCCAAGATCGCGAAGGGCCCAAACTACCGGGCGCCGAACCTGG